AAAGAGGGGAGTAGTGGAGCTGCGAACAGACCTCGGAGTGAAAATTGAGGAGAGTCGGGTGAGGCAACTGTATCGGGAGTTTTATAATTATTCCGGAGACATTCGCGGGGGTTGTATTGTTAATCCTCTCCTAGGAGAGTTCAATCCCAACGAGCGTTTTGAGGAACTAAGATTCTTTAGTGATACCGGTACAGTGAGGAGGAGTCGGAAGGAAATTTTGAGAGGGAGGAAACTCATAGCGGATCGGATCTTTGAACCGTTACGAGCGAAAGTTGCATGTGTCACGGAGCCGTTGAAGGTCCGAGTGTTAACCAAAGGAGAGGGTATACCCCAATTTATGGCGAAGGCCCTCCAAATGGATTTACATTCGCGCTTGAGGCAGTTGGAAGTCTTTCAGTTAATAGGACGACCAATGACCGTTGATATTATGGAACGGCTTATCCTCCAGAGCAAGGGATGGTTTGACAGAGCAACGGACACCTTCTGGGTGTCGGGCGATTATTCAGCCGCCACAGATGGGCTGAATCCATACTTGTCTCATCATGTGCTACATAAAATCTTGTCGCGTTATAGGATGAGTTCTGAGATGTATGACTGCTGTAGCAGAGTACTCATGATGCAAGTCATTGAGTATCCTGAAACCAGGAACATTGAGGGATTTCTTCAAAAGCGTGGGCAATTAATGGGTAGCGTGCTCTCATTTCCTGTTCTGTGTATTTTGAATTTTGTGACTTGGGCTCTGACCCAGAAGAATGTAATAGCTCTTATCAAGCGAGCAAAGAAGGAGAAGTTCGACCGTGAAAATCGGTTGGCGCTCTTGAACAGCTTTCCCGTTTTAATTAACGGTGATGATATTCTATTTGAGAGTACAACACTTGACTATTATCGGTGGTGTGAGGTTCTTAAACATGTCGGCTTCTCTAAGTCGGTTGGTAAGAATCTTGTATCTAAGAGTTTTGTCACAATTAACTCTCAGTTCTACTGGGTTAGGGGCAACGGGAAGGTCACGAAGCCTACACAGGGAGTTTTGCCAAAAGTTCTGCCTAAGGCAAAATTCTTTGACTTTCCGAACATAGGCCTCATTAGGGGACAGTCGAAGTTGAACAATAGGGACAGGGCTAACAAGCCTTTATGGGATATACACAACATGGTCGTTAAATCAGCTCTCCAAGCAGACCTTTCGGTAAAGAAAGAGTCTGGTGAGAGACACGATCTATTTCTGCACTTATTTACAAAGCTCTTCCTCTATTACAATAAAGAGGAAATTGCAGAAATCACGTCAAAGGGCCGATTCAATCTATACCTCCCGAGGTCATTGGGGGGTTGTGGCTTTGAGGGAGATGCGAAGAGCTACTCCCACTACCAGCTACAATTGGCTAGCTATTTATATAGAAGACATCGACGTGTTGGTGAAGTTGTGGATAAGGACCCAGGCCTGATCTCTTATGGTCGTTCAACTCTCTCTAAGTTTATAGATCTGGATAAAGGACTCCAAGGGGTGAGAGTGCCCCTTTTTGATGTGCCGAAGGAAGGATTCCGTGTCAA